GCTCCAAGATCATAAATATATTGCTCGAAAATATCCATTTGAGCTTGATTGGCAAACAAGTTGAATTCTTGAGGCGTTAAGTAGCCTCTTTGTTCTTTATTGGCGATTGCCAAAACTCTTTGATATACCGTATCTATGCTTATCGCCATTTTAATTTATTTTTATTACAAAGTTGAGCCACCTCACTTGGCAGCTCAACTTTATAAATAATCACTTATTTTAAACGCTTTTCAATATTAGCGTATATCTCCATACCTTCGTCTGTTTTGAACCAAGCGGCTAAAGCAGAATATGGATGTTCGTCAAAAGGAACTGTCATTAGTTTTCTATCGTTAGAGCCCCATGAAAAAGTTCTTTGATCTGAAGAAAGCTTAAGCAAACCCATTTCAGTTGCTCTAATACCAAAGTTTCTCAACACGACGTTTGTGTCGTTAGCTAACTCTAAGAACAAGCTAGGATTTCTCTTAGCATATATTAGTAAATCTCTTTTAAGTTCCTTAGAACTCACCTGAGATACTTTAGAACCCATCTCAACACGCATAATAGCTTCGGCTAAATCAATATCCATGTTTGACGCTGTATTTAACGCTTCAATTTCTAATTCAATTAACTCTATTGAGCTTTGAGCTTCTTTAACAGGCTGCTGTTCAAAGTACTTTCTATCTTTGTCTGGGTGATATAAAGACAATAGCTTTTGAAGAACAACTTTATTTTTCGGCACTAGTAAAAATCCATTTTTAAAAGTAATATGCTCAAGCCTTTGATCACCTTGCATTTCGTCAACAAAACAAGTTCGTTGGTTGGCGGTGTGCTTTAGCTCTCTTTCATAGCCTTTATCTTCGTCGAAATAATATATATTTGTCGCTTTTATTGTAGCTGTTAAAGGTTTTTTATTTCCTGCTAAAAAATAAGTTCTATCTTTTATTTCCCAGGTATCTTCAACTTTCTTCTTTTTTTGAACTGGTTTTTCAACAACCACTTCAACCATTTCGTTGGTAGCTTTTATTTCTGGTGCTACCTCCACCTTTTTTGTTTGTTTCTTTGCCATAATATAATATAATAAAAAATTAGTAAAAAAAAAGATCGAGAGCCGAAGCTCCCGACCTTAATAATAATGTTAGTTTAACAACATGAAGTTGTTAGCACCTTGTGTAATTAAACATCTTTCAGAAAGATAGTTTACAGTCATTGCATCTAAATCAGATGTAACAGCACCAACCGAATCAGTGATCCAAGTTTTTAGCTTTCTGCTTTCTGATTGAGAAGCTCTATAACGCGTGTGTAAGAAAGGACGTTTCATGTTCTTTCCTAAAGTTTCGTCATATACTGAAGTTACACCAGCTGGGATAATTACTCCACGAATATCGTTGAATCCTAATCCACCACGTAGAGCACCATCGTTAAGATATTTCCAGTCAGACTTGTAAAAGTCATAAGAACCTCTACGGAAACCAGAGAAACCTAAGTTCAATGCCATGTCCTCAGAGTTGTCGAATACACCGTAAGATGTACCACCAGCTCCGTAAGAGTTCATTGAAGCTAACATATCGTCAATTGCTAAAGATACAGATCTGTTAACAAACAACATGTTTTCCTCAATAGCACCTTGAGAGTCAAACTTAGCAAGAATATCATCAAACTCAGCTAAATCAGAAGCGGCGTTAACACCGTTAATACCTGAAACTGTGTGACCACCTGTAGCGATAGCATCGAATAGTCCTTGAGTACCAGCAGCGCCAGCAGCACCAGAAGCGGTAGCACCAACGTTAGCCGGATCTTCAACAGTAGAGTTAGCAACAGTTAACTTGCTTTCTAATAAAGCCATTTCACAGTAGTCTGCAAAACGAGCCATAGTGTCTCCGTTAGCTTTCAAGTACCAGTAGTAACCGTTTTGACCTTCTTCGCCAGAAACTTCAACCCAACCGATAGCAGAAGCATCAGATCCAGACACTCTATAAGTATCTTTTAAGATCATCATTTTGTTTCTGAAAGACTGGAAAGAAGGTTCAACAGCTGCAAAAGTATTAGTTTTACTGTCGATACCTAAACCGTTAGTTCCTTTACCAAACTCAGATCCGTAAACAAATACGCTAGCCGTGTTACCACCAGCATCGTCATCTGTGTTAAATCCTGCAACAGCACCAACTGTAGCTGCTTCGTAAGGAAGAATTTTCATTGTAGTTAAATCAGCAGCGATTTCAGATACATATCCTGGGATAACTGTACCAACATTGTCACTTAAAACAACTGTAGCTCCAACTCTTACTGCGTGAGTACCTGCTGACGCAACTGTAAACACACCTGCGTTAGTGATATCACCATCGTAAGATAAGTGAAGTCTACCTTGTTCTGACCATACTATACTATCAGAGCTTGCTGCTTCTTCAGCACCAACTTGAGCTAAAAAGCCTCCAATAGTTCTTTTTCCATATCGCTCAACTTCTTGAGCCATTAAATCTGGTAAATACTGTTGTTCCCAACCTGTACTACCGTCTATAAAGTTAATGTAGTTTGATGTTAGCGTTGCTTTCACCGGAGCGGGCACCGCGTTCAAACTACCACCTGCATTTACTGACATAATAAATAGTTTTTAAATTGTTAATTATTTTTTATTTCTAATTTTAAACTTAAAATCATTTGAATCATCACCTAACACTTTAAACTTCAAGCCGCCAGCTTCTACTTGACCATGAGACTGTCTTGGGTCCATGCTCACGTTTTTACTTTTTGAGACACTCTCCTTGAGAGCATCAGCTTTTCCTTGTTCGTAAAAGTGTTTTGCAACAGCATCAGGATTCATCGCCGTAAATAAAGATTTGTGATAACCCTTTGCATCTGACATTGTATTATCTTCTGCTAAAAACTTTTTAACGAAGTTATTAATGTCGCTTTGAGTTGTCTTAACCTTTTCAGCGTCCTTAACGTTAAACCTATACTTCTTTTCTCCGACATTATATTCAAAACCTTTGAACTTGTCATTAAAGACCTCGTTGGTCTTTTTGTTGAACTTAAGTTTAGCGTTTTCTGCTATCTTCTGATTTTCCTCAGATTCCTTGTTATATCGATTAAAAAAGTCCCACGCTTTCTGTTGATCAGCCGTTAAGCGCGATCCTGCTTTAATCTCATCGTAATATTTAGACTTTTGCCCGTCTAAGTAGGCTTTAGCGCTGGCAACTTGCTCTTTAAGCGCTATCTTTTTCTTTTTAATATCTCTCTCGTCGTCTAACTCTTCATCATAGTTAAATGAGTCTTCAATTAAAAAGCTTATTTCATCAGCCGACAAATGCGGCTTTGTTCTTTTATAATACTCTGTTAGAGCCGTAAGATTATCTAAATCAGAATAATCTCTATTTAGCTCTACGTAGTCTTCTAAGCTACCACCAGTTTCTTCCATGAAATCCATAAGCTTTTGGATGTTTTCTGGCAGTGGTTGACCAGTAGCCTCAGCTTTTTCTACAGCTTCCTCTACCTCTTCAACTAAATCTTTCAAAGCCTCGTTCGGCTCCTCATCTGTTACTTCTTCTAAAGTAGCTGATTCTTCTTGTGCTTCAACCTCCGGCTGTACTTCTTCTTGTTCTTGTACTGGCTCGGCGTTTTCATCGCTTCCAACCACTCCTGCGCCGTCAGCTGCGTCATCTGCAACTTCTGCTGCTTCTTCTTGGGTTTCATTTTCAACTGGTTTGTTTAAATCTATTTTAATAACACTGTCGTCGCCAGCGCTATCAAATTTGCTTTCATCAACTACATTAGTAGTTTCTTCTACGTTTTCGTTTTCTTCCATAATATAAAATATAAGTTAATAGTTATCTAGGTTCAAATCCACCTAAGTCAAACCCACCAAGTACATCATTACCTGCTGACTCAAACTTTTTAGGTGCTCCGCCTCTATTTCTTTGATCTATGAGCTCGCTAGACTGAGAAGCTTGTATTCTAGTTCTTTCGTCTTTACGATCTTCTTTTTCTTTTTCTCTAGACTTCATACCTTCAGTCTCTAAGCTCTTTAACTGCATGTTCATTTGAAACTCTAACTGCATTAGTTGCTTTTTTACTTCAGCTTCTTGCATTAGTTTTTGAGAGTCTAGTTGCGATTGTAATTGAGCTAGCTGACCTTTTGTTTGAGCTAACATCTGCTCTTTTTGAGCTTCTAGTTGAGCTGCATTTTGAGCTGCCTGTGTGTTAGCTTGAGTTTGCATTTGTATATTCTCCTGTTGCAGTCGCCTGTCTTTAGCATCTTTTTCTTTACGTCTAATTTTCAGCAACTGATTTGCAAGACTTACATTTCTTATGTCTCTAATATCTATAGCGTCTTCAAGATCTATATTCTTTTGAGCTAAAGCCATTTGAATATTGTTTTCTAATATAGCTTTTTCTTCTTCATCTGGTGCCAACTCTAAGAATATACCAAAGTCATACAAGTGAAGCTCTGACATCTCTTCTAGCGTAGCCACGTTGTGAGCGCCTATAGCTTGGATAAACGCATCTTTAGTTGGTGAGTATTCTATAACGTCAGATATTCTAAGCGATAAGCACTCTGCTACTTGAGATGTTAAATATAAACCAGACTGCAATATATGTCTTGTAGCCGTGTTACTATTAGCTGCCGCTAATTTTTGAACACCAACCAAAGCGTTTGAGTCTGGCGTGCTGCCGTCTCTAGCTTCGTTAAGCCCGGTAGTATCTCTAATCATTTGTAGGTAATAATTGTAGTTACCTATTAAAGCTTGCAGTTTGTTTCCTCCGCTACTGCTTCTTATTTCTTGTATAGGTACTTTTCCTGGATTCATGTCGCCATCAGCAGTCATTGATCTACCAATAACAGAACCTGTTTGGAAGAACATGTTTAAAGCTTCCTGAGGATTGTAGTTCGTTCCGTTACCTAAGTCTATTTCAGCTAAACCATCAGCGTCTAAATAAACACCGTCAGGCACCATGCGTGACATCACTTGCTGAATCTTTAAGTGAGTAAGTTGTATCATGTCTGCAAAACCAGTGATACGACTAACTAAAGATTCTATACGACCTTTATACATTCTAGGCGCTACTACAGAGTAGTTCATTTTAACCTTAGTGTAATCGCTTTTTGGACGCATCATGTTTTTAGACATCTCCCACTTAAGCAGTTTATTAGCTCCAACTATATAAGCGCCTTCGTACAAGCACTCTACGTTTGACTGCACTTTTGAAAAGTTTGAGTTTTCATTTTCTGGAGGATTAAATGTATCGTCTTTTTCTATAGCTCTTTCTAATCCAGTAGCAGTTTCTTTTATTTTATAAACTTGATTCATGTACGTTTTGTAATTAAAATACAAAACCTTTACCTTGTTGTTGTCTTTGTTATTATAAGAAGTATAGTTGTCATACTTATAATTATCTTTCTTCTGTATCTCTTCTAAGTCTTCTTGAGTTAAATGAGGAAATTGCTTGACTAGTTCGTTGATTGGTATTTCTTTTATTTCTCCAGCGTAATAAATATCATCAAAATACGGAGACTCAGTGTACGAGTAAACTAGATCAGCAGGATCTACATAATCTATAGTTATACCTTCAGACGTGTTAAAGCTTGTTTTTACAGCGCCAATACCTAAGACAGTTAAGTCGTAATAAAATCTTTTTTTAATTAAGTCATATTGATTACCCTCAAATAAAACGTTTAAAGCTTGCTCTTCAGCTAGCTCTACAGCTTGTTTGTAATCTAGTTGCATGTGAAGCTTTAACTCTTCCTCGCTTCCAGGTAAAGTTTCAGGATCATTTTGATATAGGTTTACTCCAAAAGCTTCACCCACGTAGTTGTTTAAATCTTGAGTTTTCATATCTCTAAGTATATTCTCCATATACTCAGTTCTTTTTTCTACGCCAAACGGATCTTGCGAGTAAGCTTTTATGTCGTAAGCTTTGTCAGCCATACCGTTAACTACTATATCAACAAATTTAGGTATAATAGGGACTGGCTTCCAGTCTAAGTTTAAGTAAGACAAATCACCATTAATAGATAGTTCGTCTTTGTACTTTTGTATAGATTGCTCACCTCTAGCGTACAACCTAAGTTTGTGAAAATTTCTTTGATTATGACCGTGCATGTTGTAGTTTGCTCCTCTAGCGGACTGGTTATCACCATACCACTCATGCTCTATAGCTTGAGCTACTTTTAAACCGTAGTCATAACTAACTTTCTCAATGTCGCTAACTACTTGACTTGGGAAATATTTGCCTGTAACTTTACTAGCCATACTTAATTTTTGATTATTTTCGAGGAATAGCCGTCGTTTGAATATCTAACTATACCTAAGTTTAATTTTTGTTTTTCTCTGTTTTGTGTTGGTCTATATAGGTGTCTATTGCAAGCCATTATAGCAAGTCCACTACTAATAGAGGCATCATGCTT